CTGGCCACGATCGCGGCGAAGACGGCGACCGACGCGGTGCAGACGGAGAAGACCCGCGCCGACTCGGAGCGTCGGCTGAACGACCTCACCGGGATGAAGACGTACAGCGAGTCGCTGGGCGTCGTGCTCTCCTGGCAGAACGCCGTGGCCGAGCTCGCGAAGCTGCGGACCCGCATCGCCGAGCTGGAGCAGAAGGGCCAGGGCGCCACTACCGAGGCCCTCGTCGAACAGGGCATCCGCGAGGGCAAGATCTCGCCGGCGCAGAAGGAAATGTGGCTCAAGATCGGGAAGGACGACGTGGACATGCTCCGCGCGTTCCTCTCCACCGCATCGCCGGTGGTGCCGCGCAAGCATGCCCTCGAGCCAGAGGCGAAGGTGAAGGTCCCCCTCACCGCCGAGCAGCTCAAGGCGGCTACGAAGCTGGGCATCACCGATCCGAAGGCGCTCGAGAAGATCTCCGAGCAGCTCGCCGAAGTACAGGCCGTGCGCGCCGGCGCTGCCTAGCGCAGCCGCAATCCACGACAGGACCGCTCCACCTCACCGTTCCACGGGCGCTCTCTCTAGCGCCTAGGAGACCGCCGCATGGCTTTCCTCACTGCCGTCCGCAACACGCTCAAGTTCAAGGACACCGCGATCATGGACCTGCACTTCGTCCCGATCGCGGACAACGTGGTCATCTTCGTTGGCGGCATGGTGGGCGTGACCGCTGCCGGCCTCGCGGTGCGCGGCGCCGACGCGACTGCCGTCACCGTTCTCGGCAAGGCCGAGGTGCCCTACCTGCCGCAGCCGACCACCCAGAACACCTCGCCGAACACCAAGTACGACAACACGTTCACCGGCCACGCCGCCAGCTCGCTGCAGGTGGTGGTCCGGACCGGCGTGTTCAAGTGGGCGAACGGGACCAGCGCCGACGCGATCACCCAGGCCGATGTAGGCCAGGATTGCTTCGCGGTCGACGACCAAACGGTCGGACGCGTGCTGAGCACCGGCCGTGCCCGGGCTGGCAAGATCGTCCAGGTCGACTCGGATGGCGTCTGGGTGTCGATGGGCTACTTCGCGCAGCCGGGCCTGGGCGGGCAGATCCTCACGCTCCCGGTCACGCTCGCCTCGCTGGTGGTCGGCGGCGGCACCATCGCCGGTCCTCTCACCCTCGGCTTCACCGGCCGGATCATGGGCATCTCCTACGTCGCCGACGTCAGCGGCGCGGGCGCGGGCGCGACCATGGCCGTGAGCCTGAAGGTCAATGCGGTCGCGGTGACCGGCGGTGTCTGCACCGTCACGGTCGCGAACACGGCCTACGCGGCGACTCCGGTTCTCGGCACGGCGGTGACCGCCCTGAACCAGTTCGGACCGACCGACACCATCACGCTCTTGAACGCGGCCGGCACGGTGTTCACCGGCGGCTCCGGCAAGTTCCTTATCCAGCTCGCGTAGCTATCCGCGAGTGCCCTTTCCGCCTCACCCGCCCTTCATCACGCAAGCCGCGCCGCCCGCATCGGGTGAGGCGCACGGAGACGTGTCCCCATGGAGCTGATCCAGTCCAACATCGACTTCCTCTGGTACGGGTTCAACAACATCGTCCAGCAAGCGCTGCTGTCGACGGTGACCTACTGGGCGACGATCGCCAGCCAGACCACCTCCAGCACGCGGCAGGAAGTGCACGCTTGGACCGACCGGCTCCCGCTGATGCGCGAGTGGATCGGCGAGCGGCAGATCCTGAACCTCCAGACCCGCGCCTACACGCTGATCAACAAGGACTACGAGGCGACGGTCGAGATCGACCGCAACCCGCTGCTCGACGACCAGTTCGGCATCTTCAACGCGCGCGCCCAGGCCCTGGGCATGAGCGGCGCGCTGTGGCCGGACCAACTCGTCATCAACGCGCTGCAGAACGGGGACCAGACCTCGGCGACCTGCTACGACGGGCAGCCGTACTTCAACGCCAGCCACCCGCTGGACCCCGACAACGCGGCCTCCGCGACGCAGTCGAACCTGTTCACCACGGCGGGTTCCGGAGCGCGCCTGCTCACCTCGGCGAACTTCGCCTTCGTCCGCGCCTCGATGCTGGCCTGGAAGGGAGCGAACAGCTTCCCGGTCAACACCATCCCCGACACAATCTACGTGCCGCCGCTCCTCGACGTGACGGCGCGCCAGATCGTCAACTCGGCCTTCACGGCGCCGGCGATCGCGGTGGGCCAGAACGCGGCCTCCACCGTCCAGAGCAACGTGCTCAACCAGCTCGGCTTCAGCGTGGTGATGATTCCCAAGCTCGCCGGCGACGACACCACCTGGTACATGGGCGACACGAAGACGCTCGGCGGGATCGTGCGCGGGATCATCTTCCAGATCCGGCAGCCGGTCACCATCGTGCAGAAGACCAGCCCGACCGATGATAACGTGTTTAAAACGAGAAAATTCCTTTGGGGCATCGACGCCCGCGGAAACGCTGGGTACACTTTGCCCTTTCTTCTCGCTAAGGCAGGGGCCTAAAAAGACAGCCGTTGTCAGAGGGGAGGAGTACACTCCTCCTCATGGCTGGACCACCTGCACCGAGTCTGTTAGGTCAGCGTTTCGGTAAGCTGCTGGTTATCGACAGGGCTGGGGCGAATAAGCGCGGTGACGCGCTATGGTTGTGTCGCTGCGATTGCGGCTCGACGCAAGCATACATGGCGTATCACCTGCGGGCCGGCAAGAGTGCCAGCTGCGGATGTAGCCGACGCAAGCCGGGCGACATCTCGTGCGGTCACGGCTTGTTCCTCCAGTACTTCGTCAAGGCCCGCCGCGAGGGAATGGCCTTCGAGCTGACCGAGGAAGAGACGCTGGCGCTGTTCCGAGGAGATTGCGCGTACTGCGGGGTGCCGCCCGCCCAGGTCTTCAAGCGGACGAATCGCTGGAAGAAGACCGCATTCGCGTGGCAGCCGCAGCCGTTCATCTACAACGGCATCGATCGCGTCGACAGCTCGCAGGGCTATGTCCGCACCAACGTCGTGTCCTGCTGCGGGACGTGCAACCGCGCGAAGATGGACCAGACGCTCGCCGAGTTCGAAGACTGGATCGATCGCGTGCACGAGCACCTGCACAACCGCAAGCGCCTCACGCTCGTGAAGAGCGACGTCTAGCCCGTCCCGCCCTGCCGGCGGTGCCCGTCCCACACCTCGCCCGCGAAACGCAGGAAGGCGGCGCGATCCGTCATCCCCATCGACTTCTCGGATAGCATCGCTGCTGCGGCGAGCAGGGCGAAGACGACCGCGGTATCGGGAACGTCCTTGTCCGCGAGCTTCGAGAGCGCCTCGATGATGGCGCTCATCACCTTCTGTCCCGCCTGCTGAAACTCGACCGTTCCCATCCCAAGGAGTATCGCATGCCCTCCAAGCCCGTAAAGGTCATGGTCATCGTCCCGGAGCGCACGTTCACGAGGGACGACGGGTCGACCGACACCGAGAAGGGCTACTGGGTGTTCGGCAAGTTCTTCCCGAACGGCTCAAGCACCGACGTGCTGGAGGACGATCCCGACGGCGAGCCGCTCCCCATGTACAACTTCGAGACGCAGAAGCAGGAGATCGTTCGGCGTCCCGGATACACCGTCGCCCAGAAGCTGCGTCAGCTCGAGGACGCGAAGGGCGGCAAGGAAATCGTTCTCCAGGACGGCAACAAGACCCGCAAGGTCCGGACGCCGGCCATGCTGGAGTACGTCGTCCTCGACGAGAAGCCGCAGGCGAGCGCCTCGAAGTAGCCTCCGATGCCGCTGCTCGCCCCGACGCCGTACGCGACCCTCGCGGACGTCTACAACTCGGGCCTGCCGCAGGCCGCGGTCGGGACCGTCACGACGCCGCAGCAGCAGTCGATCCTCGACTCGTCCAACGCGAAGATCGACAGCTACATCGGGGCGAAGTTCACTCTCCCTCTGGTCCAGTGGGGACCCGACCTGCAGAACGCCGCGGTCGTGCTCACTGCGTACGGCATCATCGCCTACCGCGGGTTCGACCCCGAGGACCCCGGCGACGTCGTCTTCAAGGAGCGCCGCGACCACGTCACCAAGTGGCTCGAGCTCATCGCCGAGGGCAAGGTGACGCCCGTCGTAGTGGACTCGAAGCCGGGCGGCAAGGGCGGTGCCGGCGGCGACCCGTTCACGACCCAAGCCCGCACCAGCTTCTCCACTACGCAGGCCCAGCTCGACGGGCAGGTCACCATCAACTCGGACGCGCAAGCCGGGCAGGTCTTCATCGGCCGGCCGACGCTCCGCGGCTGGTAACGAAAGGGGAGCG